CTCTCGCTCTTCCTGATCCTCATGGCCGCAGCTCCGGCGCTGGCCGGTGTGATCGTCTTGTTCGCTGGCATCGCGTTCTTCTCGGGCCTGATCGCCTTCTTCATCGGCATCGTCCTCGACCTCGTATGACCGAGAGCGACAGCGAACTCATCGAGAAGGGTCCGTGCGACCACTGCGGATCGAGTGACGCTAACGCTCTCTACAGCGACGGACACCTCTTCTGCTTCTCCTGCGGGCACTACACCCCCGCAGGGGACGCCCAACCTCAAACCTCAAGGAGGACTAAGCGAATGGCCGACTTCGTCAGTGGCGAGGTCCAGGCGCTCAACGTCAGAAAGATCAACGAGGAGACCTGTCGCAAGTGGGGCTACCGAGTTGGTGAGTTCAACGGGCAGACCGTCCAGATCGCGGACTACTTCAACCCCGAGGGAACCCAGGTCGTAGCTCAGAAGGTCCGGTTCAAGAACAAGGACTTCACGATCACCGGCAACATGAAAGAGGCGGGCCTCTACGGGCAACACCTCTGGCGTGACAAGGGCAAGATGGTCGTGGTCACCGAAGGCGAAGTGGACGCGCTCACCGTGTCCATGTTGCAGGACAACAAGTGGCCTGTGGTCTCGTTGCAGAACGGGGCGCAGGGCGCGAAGAAGTCCCTCTCGAAGCACCTCCAGTGGCTTTGCGGGTTCGATGAGATTGTCCTGTTCTTCGACAACGACGAGCCGGGACAGAAGGCCATCGAGGAGTGCGCTCCGCTCTTCCCTCCTGGCCGTTGCAAGATCGCCCGCATGGCCGAGTTCAAGGATGCGAACGAGGCCCATCAGGCAGGCAAGAGCAAGCTGGTCATCGACGCCATTTGGGGAGCCAAGGTCTACCGACCGGACGGTGTCCTGAATGGCGCGGAGATGTGGGAGAACCTCATCACCGACGACGAGCTGCTTGAGACCGCCACCTACCCCTGGCCTGGACTGAACGACATCACGCACGGCCTACGCCGAGGCGAGCTGGTCACGGTCACGGCAGGCTCCGGTGTCGGCAAGTCAGCGGTCGTCCGTGAGATTGCTCACCACCTCCTCCGCGAGGGCGAGACGGTCGGGATGCTCATGCTCGAAGAGTCCACCAAGAGAACCGCGAAGGGTCTCATGGGGATCGAGATGAACAAGCCGATCCACCTCGACCTCACGCCCTGGTCCGACCTCTCGGACGAGGACAAGGCAACTCGCCGTGCAGCCTACGAGGCGACGGTCGGCAGCGGACGGCTCTACCTCTACGACCACTTCGGCTCCACCGAAATCGAGAACCTCCTCAACCGTGTCCGCTATCTCGCCAAGGGATGCGGGTGCGCGTGGATCATCCTCGACCACCTCTCCATTGTGGTCTCGGGCCTCGATGACGGCGACGAGCGCAAGGCAATCGACGTTGCCATGACGAAGCTCCGAACGCTGGTTCAAGAGACCGGCATCGGCCTCATCATGGTCTCCCACCTCAAGCGTCCCTCGGGTGACCGGGGGCATGAGCAAGGGGCCGAGACCTCGTTGTCTCAGCTCCGGGGTTCGCACTCCATCGCCCAACTGTCCGACATGGTCGTGGGCCTGGAGCGGAACCAACAGGACAGCAAGACGAAGGACATCACCACCGTCCGCGTCCTCAAGAACCGCTTCTCGGGTGAGACCGGGATCGCGACCCACCTCCTCTACGCCAAGGACACCGGACGGCTCTCTGAGTGCCGCCCTGAGTTCGTGGAGCAAGAGGACGGCGACACAGACGACAACCCCTTTTGACCTAATGGTCCCGCATCAGGAACAGTCCCATGAACTACGCAGAGGCAATCCGCGTCCTCAAGGAGGCAGGCGAGCTTGAAGCTGTCCGTCTCCTCAAGGAGCTGCGGGACAACAAGAAGGCCAAGGGTGTCGAGCGTCGTGCGCGGGTCTCGAAACGGCTGACCGCCGAAATCAAGGAGGAGGTGTGGGACCTCTGGACCTCCACCTCCTTCACCCCCGCGAAGATCGCGAACCTCGTCGGCGCTCCCGAGAAGCTGGTCGCTGACTTCATCAACGGTCGCCAACGCGACCCCCGCTTCATCACCGAACCCTGAGTGCAGTCACTGCACCGATCCCCGCCACTCTAAGGGAGGGCGCATTGCGTCTTATCTTCGACATCGAAACGAATGGGTTGCTCGACGCAACCAACACCATCCACTCCCTGTGCATCAAGGACATCGACAGCGGTAACGTGTGGTCCTGCACGGATCACGACGACGGCTACTACTCGATCACCTACGGTCTCGACCTCCTGGCCGAGGCAGAGCTGATCGTCGGTCACAACATCATCTCGTTCGACATTCCCGCGATCCAGAAGGTCGCCCCGAGCTGGAAGCCGAAGGGTCTCATCCGAGACACCCTCGTCATGTCCCGGCTGGTGTGGCCCAAGGACGACCTCCGCGACAAGGACTTCCGCCTCAAGGAAAAGGGGAAGCTCCCTGGTCAGCTCATCGGTCGCTACTCGCTCGAAGCCTGGGGCTACCGCCTCGGGGAGTACAAGGGCGACTTCAAGGGTCCGTGGGAACGCTGGACCCGCGAGATGCAGGACTATTGCGAGCAGGACATCGAGGTCACTCACCGGCTCTGGAACGCCATCGCGAAGAAGGAATGGTCCGAGGACAGCTTCGAGCTGGAGCATGAGGTCCAGAAGATCATCTTCCGGCAGGAGCGGTTCGGCTTCCTCTTCAACACCGAGAAGGCCCGCTCCCTCTACGGCGACCTCGTCCAGCGCAAGACCGAGCTGGAGTTCAAGCTCCAAGAGGCGTTCCCGCCGTGGGACGTGGAGACCGTGTTCATCCCCAAGGTGAACAACAAGACCCGTGGCTATGTGAAGGGCGAGCCGTTCATCAAGCGCAAGTCCGTCACCTTCAACCCGTCGTCCCGCGATCATATCGCTGGCCGGCTCAAGGCGAAGTACGGGTGGACCCCGCAGGAGTTCACGCCTGACGGCAAGCCCAAGGTGGACGAAGAGGTTCTCAAGCACCTCGACTATCCCGAGGCGAAAATCCTCAACGAGTACCTCATGGTGGACAAGCGCCTGGGGCAGCTCGCCTCGGGCAAGGAGGCATGGCTCAAGGCCGTGCAGCCTGACGGTCGCATCCACGGCACGGTCATCACGAACGGTGCAGTCACTGGACGTATGACCCACGCCAAGCCCAACGTCGCCCAGGTGCCGGGAAACCGAGCGCCCTACGGTCACCGTTGCCGGGAACTCTTCGAGGTCCCCAAGGGCAAGATGCTGGTCGGCGCTGACGCTGATGCGTTGGAGCTGCGGTGCCTCGCCGCCTACATGGCGAAGTACGACGAAGGGGCCTACGTCAAGACCGTCCTCGAAGGAAAGAAAGAGGACGGGACCGACATGCACTCCGTCAACGCTCGCGCGTTGGGGTGCGACCGCGACACCGCGAAGGTGTGGTTCTACGCCTTCATCTACGGCGCTGGCGACTTCAAGCTAGGGACCATCCTCGGCGCTCCGAAGGGCAAAGAGCAGGACACCGGCAAGCGATCCCGCGCCCGCTTCCTCAAGGCCCTCCCGGCTCTCGGGACGGTCATCGAGAAGGTCAAGAAGGCCGTCAAGAAGAAGGGGTGGCTCAAGGGTCTCGACGGTCGGCAGCTCTCCGTCCGGTCGGAACACGCCTCCTTCAACACGCTCCTGCAATCGGCAGGCGCGGTCCTGATGAAACAAGCTCTCGTCATCCTCGATCAGACACTCCAGGCCAAGGGCTACGTCCCCGGCAAGAACTACGAGTTCGTCGCCAATGTCCACGACGAGTGGCAGATCGAGTGCGACGAAGCGATTGCCGAGGAGATTGGCAAAAGTGCAGTCACTGCAATCATCCGAGCAGGAGAACACTTCAACTTCGGGTGTCCTCTCAACGGAGCATACGCTGTCGGACGCTCTTGGGCCGAGACTCACTGAGGTCGTCCTGAGAGCTTGGCTCTACCCCTTCACCACCAAGTCTGACTTCGCGAAAGCAGAGGCCGATTGGATCGCCATTGCGGCATCCCTCGGTCTCATCACCACACAAATCGCAACCAACCAATTCGGACGCGAGTGGCGCGTGACCGCCAAAGGTTTGTCCGTACTGTCCCAGGAGTGGAACAATGATCCCTGAAACTCAGCGTGAAGCCTTCGAGGCAATCAAGCCGCACCGTGAGACCCTTCAACAGAAGGTGTTCCGGTTCATCGAGGAGCGCGGAGGCGCGACCGACGAGGAAATCCGCAAGGGCCTCAACATGATCTACGGGTCAGCTTGCGCCCGCCGCAAGGAGCTGGAGAACGCAGGCCGCATCGCGGACTTCGGACGGCGAGCCGTTTCATCGTCGGGCCGCAAGGTCATCGTGTGGGAGGTGTGCCCGTGAGAGCTGAGTACGTTCAGCACATGGGGTCGGACCTGACCGTCGTGAACGCGGCGCGTGTCAGCTTCGACAAGGAGAGCGCCTTCGAGTTCGACCGGATCAACGAGACCTGGCACCTCTCCCAGGCCGACGCGAAGCTCATCAAGTACCTCGCCGCGCATAACCACTGGACCCCGTTCAGCCATGCACAGATCACGCTACGGGAAACCGTGCCGATCTTCGTGGCGCGTCAGCGGTTCAAGCACATGGTCGGGTTCACCTACAACGAGGTGAGCCGCCGCTATGTGGACAGCACCCCGGAGCTTTACGAACCCGAGGTGTGGCGCAAGCGGGCCGAGAACAAGAAGCAGGGCAGCTCCGACGAGCCG